CGATAAATAGTCTTTGCTTGTTTTATGGTGAACGTGGTGCGTATAAACGTACCTGTGCTTAGTTTCTGCCCATTGTACAGGAAATTCTGTAGCCATAAGCAAAGGTAAGTCTTGGTGCTTTGCACCGTCACCGTGTGTAGTGCCTATAAGATTATTTCCGTATTTATAACCTTTTCTGTGTGCTATTGAACAGTCAAAGCTTATGTTTTTGCAGTTTCTAAAGTGCGTTTTTATTACGTCTGCTAAAAAAAAACCTGTTTGGTAGTCGTGATTACTTGGGTTAAAAGTAAAGTGTACGTCTGCTACTGCGATCAACTGCAATAAAATATCAACATAAAGTTGTTTAGCTATTAAGAAATTAGAGTACCATTGTCCGTCTGTATCTTGTGGCGTTCCTCCTGTCGTAGTTCTGCTTGGCGTGTCTATGTGCAGAATATCGTTACCACCGATGAATAAAATTTTATCTATAGGAAAACCTTGTGCTTTGTTTAAAATGCCTTGTACGCCTTCTTTTACACGTTTAACGGCAATTTGATTGTTATAGTCTTCGCCTGTTTCAAATGAATCTGCAAGTTTGCCTATGTGAATGTCTGCAGGATCAATAACAAGCAGATAATCTTTCGTTTTTTCTTTGCGTACTAACTTAGGAAACTTAGGCGCAAATTGTTTTAAATCTTCTACAAGCTTTTTGCTTAGTTCTTCAAGTTTGTTTTCTGCATCGTCTTTATGTAGTGGGTTTTTAAAGAATAGACTTGCTTGTTTTGTTTTGAGCCAACCGTGCTTAACGCTTTCAACGTCTACACCTGCTTCTTCTGAAGCTGCTTTTAATCCTCTATAGCGAAACAGTATTTCTGCTTCGTCAGGAGTTAATCTATAGCGTTTGTTTTGGCTCATATTAATTTTTTAATCAACTGCAAGGCAACCAATGCAACAACAATTAAAAACACCCATAAAAGATAGTTAGGTTGTTTACTTGCTTTTGCTTTCTGCACTTCTACTCTTGTTTCAAGTCTTATAGTGTCTCTATGTATCTTGTATTCTATTCGTGTTTCTAAACGTGTCTTAGGCACAAAAACGTTTTCATAGCGTATTATAGTGTCTTTTGACGAAAAGTAGCGTTCGTAAACCACAGTATCGTTTTTAACTACAGGAATTGAATCAATTGTAGCTATTCGAATCGTGTCACTTGAAATAAGAGGTTTTAAGCCACGTTTAAGTGCCTTTTGATAGTAGTGCTTAGCAGAACAACTAAATAGCGTTAGAACGCAAATAAGACTACAAATTCGCATATTCTTCTTGTACGTTAAAACTTGGACAAGCTTTATTAGCAAATTCGTTGTGTCCGTGAATCGTCATATCTTTATTGTACTTGTAGATTAATTCGTGCATAAGTTTTATAAGACTGTCTTTCTGTGCTTGTGTCCGTGTATCTTTCGCTTTTTTCATATCCTTAGACATTCCTCCAACGTAACAAATACCGATGCTGCCTATATTCTCATAGCTACAGTGAGCTCCGATTTTCTCTATAGGTCTTCCGACAGAAATTTTGCCGTCAAGATGAATAACATAATGATAGCCGATGTCTGAAAACCTGCGTTGTAAGTGCCATTTTCTTATAGTGTCTACGCTTACTTCACGACCTTCAGGCGTTGCGCTGCAATGAATTATGATTTTATTTATCTTTCGCATTAATGTCTTTGAAGTCTTGCGTGACTTCTTTTGCTCTTGCAAATAGGTTCTTAAGTGATGCCCATAAATCAATGCCTTTAACCGCTTTAAAATTCTCATTGATCGATATTATTTCTATGCTTACTAAAACTAAAGCTAAAATTTTAGTCGTCATAAGTTCAACGCTAAAAAATGTTAACACTATATCGTTCAAAATAAAGTAGTCTATTAAATAGAATAGCATCACAGTAACTTCATACAAAAGTATTTTAGATATAATCGCACTAAGTTTTCTTGAAGTGACAGGCGTTTTAAGTTTTCGTGCTTTCCAAACACCTGTGATAGTGTCAAGTATTACGGATAGACCAATTAAAATCAAAATGCCACTTATAGGCATAAAGAAGCTGCTGACTATTGCGATTAATTGCATAGAATAGTTGTTTAGTTTAGTTATCAGCAAAAGTAACTCGTTTTTCATTGTTCAAGTTGTTCTGTTAGTTGGTAAGTTAGGTAAATTGCAAGAAAACAACCAATACATTTTAAGTGAAAAGCACTACTATAGAACAAACTAAAGGCAGTTATGTAACCTGCAATAAAGTATAGTATAGCTAAAACTTTCGTGTGCATTATTCTTCTATTTTAGCGTTCCATTCAGAAGTTTGCATAAGCGTAACTGCTTGTGCGTGTGTCATTGCTTGTAAAGGCGTTACCGTTCCGTCAGTTATAAAGCTTGGTTCTGTATTCCATTTGATTACAAACTGCGTACCGTCTAAACTTTTTCTAATCGTGTTTTCGTTATTTTCTTCAATTTGCGAAAAGTCAATTAAAGACAAGTCTGCTATATTAATCGTTGCGTATGTTTCTGCTATTCTTTTCATCGTCTTTAAGTTGGTACGTTTGTACTAAATGTGCTAAAGTTATTCATAGTTCCGTTGTTGCCTCCGCCACCTTTGTCCGTAATGGTTGGCGCGGTGTCTCCGTCTCCCATACGCCACCAAGAAACAAGACCGCTTGTTCCTGTTAAGTCATTAGGCACACCACTATTGTAAATTGTTGTAATATCACTTGCAGAAAGTTCTGTATTAAATATTGCAACTTCGTCAATGTGTCCATCTGCATAACTTCCTGAAGTAAATCTACCTATTTCTAAAGGTTCGCTTGTGTTGCTCATTGCGGTATATGATCCACTACCTGTTGTAGTTGAGTTATCCAAAGAACCGTTAAAATATACATTAATTCTTGTAGCTGCACCACTTCCGTTATATGTCATTACAACGTGTGACCAAGAAGCCGTAGGTATTGTTGTGTTTCCGTTTCTGCCTATGCTACCACCATTAATGCTATCTTTAAAAGTTACTTGTAACTTGCCACCACCTGCAATCTGCATAAAATATTCTTTTAATGTTGAGCCGTATTTAAAAATAAGTCTGAACCTTGCAGTTACATCGGGTTTAATCCAAGCTGAAATAGAAAAAGGCGAATCAGTTGAGCCATCTCCAAATGACAAATTATCTGCATCGCCACAACTTACATAATCGTCAACACCGTCAAGCAATATAGATTTAGTATTTGTGTAATCACTTGCGCCTGTTATGTTAGTGTCTCCTGCTGCACTTAAAGTCTGCGATTTACCCCAATCAATCGTATTATCTATTGCACCTTGTCCCCAATCAATAGTATTTTCTTTAGAACCTTGTCCCCAATCATTTGTAACTGCCATTTTTTATGTTGTTATGTCGCCAAACAAATACCAAGTATCTGTAGCCACTTTTAATATTGTTGCTTGTGCGTATTGTGCTGCAAGTTTTGTTTTACCACCACTTGAATTTAAAGTAACTCCTGATGTTGGTGCTACTGTTACTTGACCTGCACCACCTTGTAATAGTTCTATTCGTGTTCCTATAGGAAAAGCAGTACCACTATTTAAAGGAATTCTTGCATCTATTGCGCTTCCGTTTGTTAGCGTTACGGTTTTATGCGCATCCGTTAAAACTAAATTATACGTTGTAACCGTTTGTGCGTTTAGCGTACTGTCTTTCAGTTGTGCGCCATTAATCTTCTTAGATACAAAACCACCTGCACCATCACTTTCGGCAATAGCAAATTCATCTGTACTTGCTAAGTTGCTACTTTTTGCCGTTAATTGGCTTATCCGTATTTCTGCCATAGTATTTCTTTAAATATAATTCTAAACGTTTAACGTTTTTTGCTTTTGGTTTGTATTTTATAACACCCATCCTGTAAAGTTATTGTAAGTATTTGGGTACATATCACTTCCGCTATTTGTGTTGTACTCAGGAAACAACGTACTGTTCTGACAAATGTAGTCTATAAATCTTTCTTTGTAATGATCGTAAGTCTTTCTTTCACGTTCTATTAGAAAGTCTATTTCGTCTTTGCTTACCGTTTCGCTATTTTCTGCTCCGTGTTTATATACACCTTTGTTGCCTATTGTAATAGCTGCGAAAGGCAAATATTCCAACATTGAAGCGTGTATAAGGCAAGGTTTAATATAAGTCGTTAGAAGCGATAAATACGGATCAGCTAAAGTACCTGCAATTATTTCTGCTTGTATCTTTTCAAGAAGCTTTGTTCCTAACATACCTTGTATGTGTATGTCTTGTGCTATAGAAACGTACTGAATAAACTTATCTACGTCTACATTGCCGTTTAAAGAAGTAAACTTTACTACATCGTTTCGTGATATTAAAAGTGCTTTTGCCATTTCTTATTGTCTTTTATTGCTTGGTAAAAAACCTCTGTTCTTCATATCTATTGGCTTTCTGTCTACTAAAACACTATTGTTCCTTATAGAATATCCGTATTTACGTGCCTTTTCTATAGATACTGTTTTAGCTAAAGGTGACTTAACGTCTATTCCTGTGCCTTCAAAACTTACATATATTTGCTTTTTCCAATGGTGGTGACAGTTTCCGCCTCCTTTGTAAAGCCATATAGAATAAGTGTCTGCACCTCTTGGTCCCCAACCCGGATTAACTGCTTTCTTAGTCATATTAAGAACGTCTTTCTTACGATAGATTTTATTAGCGTTTACCATAGCATTGCAGAAAGGTCTTGTATTATCTTGTTTACCACCATCGTAAGTGTAACGTGTCTTAAATTGTATTCCGTCTACTATTTGGTCTTGTTCACTTTTAGCATTTGGAAAAGCAGTACCTGTAGAAACAAGATTTACTAACTTGTCTTTAAAGCTAAGTTTTACTTCTGAAGATAGTAGTTCGTTTTCTTTGTCGTCTATGTCGTAGTCTACTTCGTATTCATCAAGTAATAACCATTCTTCGTGTGGTTCTTCACCTAAGTCTATAAAGTCTTGTAAGTCCTTGTTTACTTCGCTTAGTTCTACGCCTGTTTCTTCTTCAAGTTCTTCTGTTCCTACTTGAACACCTATTTCTATAAATTCAAGTGGTTTAAGTGTCTTAAAGTACAAGTTCAAGCTTACACCGTTGTATGCAAGTATTTCATCAAATGCATCTATTAGAAGTTCTTGCATTGGCTTAATGACCATATTGTTGAATAGTGCAAAACTGTCTTTTAGTTCGTCTGAATTACTGCTAAAGCCATTACTTGAAGCAATACCAAATAACAAAGGTGAAGTAACGTTGTGTGCTAACATTATCTTTCTTAAACATTCTTCGCTTAGTGTACTATACAAGTCCGGCGCATCGTTTACAGGCATCGCATCAACGCTTGTCTTACTTTCTGCGTTGTTGTTAAATGCTACTATTAGTTTTTCGCCATAAGTTCCTGTCAGTTGGTTTAGCACTTTGTTCTTTATCAAGTGTTGTTGTTCTTCGCTTGGTATTCCGTTGTTAAAGTTTACTACCGTTCTACCACTAAAGCCGTTGTTTACTTCGTTGATTAAGTAAGCACTTATGTCTTCTTCTAAAGCACAATAAGGCAAACCACCTGTATAGTCTACAAGTGCGAAATATTTCATTCCGACAGAATAAGGTTTTACCATTAGCACTTCTAAGCCATCTTTTGAACATCCAAAAGCACTTATTCTTTTTGGTGGAAACTTTCTAACCTCTTGCCAATTGTCTGAATAGTAGTAAGCTTCTATTTTACCTTCTTCGTTGCACTTTTCCGGTCTTAATAATTGAACAGGTATATGGTGAACGTTTACAATACGCTTACGATCTTTAGAATAAATCACTTGCATTGCACATTGTCCAAGCAGCTTTAAGTCTGTAACAAGTTGTCTTACGTCTTTCTTACCAAATAACGCCATCATTTGAGCATATTCGTTTGGCTTTACTTGTGCATCTGTAGCGTTTAGACCTTTTCCATATACTAAGCGTGTTATGTTGTTTATAATAGCATTGTTTGTTGTGCTATTAGTGTACATATCTATCAAGTGTTGGTAGTAGTTGTTGTCTTCACCGTATTCTACCCAATCGTTACGCTTACTTTCTGTAATAACAGGTGCTTCGTAAGTGCTTAATTCCAATAAGTGTATGTTGTTACTCATAAATTATAAATTCGTTATTTGAAACGTTTGAAGTGTATTCACCTTCGTTGACTGAATAGTTTACTACAGGCGTTTGGTTAGTGCAGAATATTCTGTCTTTATGTACTGTTGTAGTTCCGTTTTTTAGTGTAAGCTTATAAAAGTTGTTTTCTACAAGACTAAAAGTACCGTTTACAAATGTAGCGTTTATTGTGTCGTAATAGTCACCGTTTGTAAAACTTGTAATTGTAATTTCTTTTTCTTCGCCTGTTGCTTCGTTCTGAACAAGTAGCTTATCGTAAGTTTGGCTTCTTGGTATGAAGCTAAAACTTTGCTCAGTTGCTATTGCTTGAAGTATTACCATACTATAATAACTGAAAAAGTGTAAATCTGTTTTATATTGCATAAAAAAAGCACCCCGAAAGGTGCTTAATCTACACTATGAAAAGGAAGAAACTTATACAATTATTTCTGCATCGTCAGTACCGTTATTGAATACTGCTGCAAGTTGTGCTTCTGTTGTGCAATCTATAAAGTTTGCAGGAAGTTCTTCTTCTGCAGTAAACGTTAAAGAGTAACCGTTAAAGTCACCTAACGCTGCACCACTTGAAATTTCACCTGCAGAAACGTCTGCACCTTGATCCAATCCCATTAAGAAGAATTGGTCTGTCATTGTTCTTACAACAATTCTTGGTCTACCGTAAGCAAGAAGCTTTACGTTTTTAGTTGTTACTACGTCTTGCCGCTTTAATGCTGCAACTAAAGTCTGTGTAAAGAAAGTTGTCCCATTGTCTCTTGAAGAATTTATAGCAGTTGTAAAACTGTTTGCCGTAGACTTCAATTCAAATTTATAAAGGTGTAAAGCCGTTGTAGTGTCTACAGGAATCCAAGTTTTCAATTCGTCTTCTTTTCCTGCATCGGTTGTATTGTATACTGCCGAATCTGCGTTTAATTTTTCGTAGTTGATTATAAAAATGCTTTTAAGACCGCTTACGCTGTCTTTGCACTGCTCAATTCTACCTGCCGTTATATCACAAGCCATTTTATTTTAGTTTTATGAACAAAAAAAGCAGAAGGCATTTT